GAGGGTGGAGAATTTGAAAAAGCAACAGAAGTTTTATCAACTTCATTTACAGGTACTTTATCAATGTTATCTGATAAATTATTTAAGTTTAGATTAGATACTGCACAAGCTGGTTTTTTTGATTTTATAAAACAAGGATTAGTAGAAGTTAATAAATTACTAGAAACAAACGAAAAAGTATTAGCTGATTTTGGTGCAAAACTATCTGCTGGTCTTATTCAATCTACTAAAGAAATTATAATAGGAAGTGCTATTATTATTCAAGCAATTAAACCTGTTTTTTCTTTTGTAGGTCAATCCTTAGTTAATCTTTTTGATTTTTTAAAAAGTTTACCAGAGGGAGTTAGAACATTTGGTATTCTTGGTTTCTTAATGCTTGGTGGTAAAGGTAAAGGATTAGTTCTTTTAATAGGTGGATTCATTGATGAAATAAGATCAATGATGGGTGGTCTATTAATGGATTTTGCAGAATTTAATCAATCAATTTTAGAAACAAGAAAAACATTATTTTTAGTAAGTGACGAAAACTTTGCTAAAATATTAAATCAAAATAATCAATTAGTTGGTATAGCAACCAATCTTAAAAAGCCTATTAACGAATATAGAAAAGAACTAGAAGCTACCAATGGTGGACTAGATAATAGTATTGGAAAATTAAAAGAGTTTTTAGGTAGTTTAGAATCTAAAGCTTTAATATCTGCACAACAAGTAGAAGAACTTTTAAATAAATTAAAAGGTGCTACCGAAGAAAGTAAAAAATTTGGTTTAGAATTAGGCAAAGTTAAAGATAATATTCTTACAGAATTTAAAAAAGATTTTGAATCTATTAATGAAACTGTAAGTAAAATGGTTCAAGGTGGTATTAAAGCATTTTCTAAAGGTTTAGCTGAATCAATAATTTTAGGAAAAGATTTAAACATGACAATGAAAGAAATAGCACAAAAATTGTTAGTAGATATGGTAGCTTTTACAATTCAAATAGTTATTCAAGAAACAATTAGAAATGCACTTAATAAAGAAGATTTAGACACATCTAAGAAAAAAACAAATGAGTTAAAAAAACAAGCTGGTCTTGCTGCATTCATTTCTTTCTTTACTGGTGGTTCATTTTTAAGCACAAGTGGTGGTTCAATGAAAAAAGGATTGGCAAGTGGTGGTTCAGTTCAAAAAGGACAACCATATATGGTAGGTGAAAGAGGTGCTGAATTATTTGTACCTAACCAATCAGGACAGATACAACAAAATGCTAGAGGTGGTTCAGGTGGTGGAAGTACAACAGTTAATTTTAATATCAACACAGTAGATGCTTCAGGCTTTGAAGATTTATTAGTTAGATCAAGAGGAACTATCACTCAATTAATTAATAACGCAGTAAATGAAAGAGGGAGTAAAAACTTAATCTAATGTCAGGTGCTTTTCCTATATCAACTGCTAAATTTGGAACTTTAGGAATAAAGTCAATTCAAAATACTATTATCTCAAAAACTGTATCTGGTAAGAAACTTGCTAGACAAATAGATAATCAAAGATGGGCATTTTCAGTTCAAATTATTACTGCTAAAAGATCAGATGTTTATGGAGAGTTAATGGCTTTTATAGTTAAACAAAGATCAGGCAAAGAAAACTTTACAATTATCCCACCAGAAATAGAAGATGCTAGAGGTAATGAATCAGGAACAGTTTTAGTTAATGGAGTTCACGCAGTTGGAGATACAACGATTGATATGGACGCATTTGCTGGAGATGGTGCTGGAAGATTTAAAGCTGGAGATTTTATAAAGTTTGCTTCACATGATAAAGTTTATATGGTTGTAGCAGATGTAACAAGTTCAAGTAATGCAGCAACAGTTACAATAGAGCCACCTTTACTTGTGGCACTTGCAGATGATTCAATAGTTACTTATGATAATGTATCTTTCACAGTACACTTAACAAATGATATTCAAGAGTTTGGAGTATCAGGTGTAGATAAAGATGGTAATTTATATTATGAGTACCAATTTGATGTTGAAGAAGCCTTATAGATGAAATATAAAGTCAAGTATTGGATTAGTGTTGATTTCTTGGCTGAAGAAATAATTGAAGCTGATGATTTTAATTCTCAATCTTTGAATCACGGAAAGTATAGTGAACCATCTAAAAATGCTAATTATACTGTCAATGATTCAATAAAAGTAACCAGAAGAACATTTGAGGAATATGACGAGAAGCCTGACAACAGCGATAAAGAACGAACTAGCAACAAATGATATTAGACCATTCCATCTTATCACTCTTGGGTTCGATACTCCTATTAACATTACTGATTGTTCTTTTCCATTAACTTCATCAATATCTGGTTCATCAGTTACTTATCTAGCGTCAGATCATTTATTAGGCATATCAGATTTTTCAGAACAAACAGATGTAAGTAAATCTAGTATTACTTTAACTTTATCAGGTGCAGACCAAACATATATTTCAGTAGTTTTAAATGAGAATGTTATTAATAATACTGTAACTATTTATAGAGGATTGCTAGATGATGATAACACAATATTTGCTGACCCTTTTTTACTTTATAAAGGAAGTATAGAAAATTTTGAAATACAAGAACAAGAGAAATCAAGCACACTATCATTATCTATTGTATCTCATTGGGCAGACTTTAATAAAAAGAATGGTCGAAAGACTAATAATACATCACAGCAAAGATTCTTTAGTACAGATGTTGGAATGGATTTTAGTTCTCAAACAGTACAAGATATTAAATGGGGTAGAGAGTAATGCAAGATATTATATCTCTATACAGAAATTATTCTAAATATGACGATTTACACGATCTTGATTTACAACATCACATCAAGCCTAGTATATTTTTAAACCAATATAAAAAACATTATCACAACGATACTTTGGTTGGTTTTACTAATTGGGCTTATCTATCTGATTATGCTTTTAATCATTTTAAAAAAACAGCTATTATAAATTACAAGGAATGGAACTCTGGAGATCATTTAGTATTTGTAGAATTTATTGCTATTAAGAATGTCAGAAATATTTTTAAATGGTGTGTTAATATGGCTAATAAATTTAAAGGCATTAAAGATAATTTTACTTGGTTAAGAGTAGAAGATAATCAAATTAAAAGAATGATAGTTAAGGAAATATAATGGGTGGATTTGTAGGAAAAGTTATAGGCACAGTAGCCAAAGCATCAAAGTTTTTTGGAAACATGAATCCTTTGGTGTCTTTAGGTATAACTTTATTTATATCTTGGGCATTAAGACCAAAAGTTCCTGAAATACCTGACTTTGGAACTAATGAATTTGATGATTTTGAAAGAGGTATATTATTAAACAAACAATCCAATGACGCAAACATTCCTGTAATTTATGGAGAAAGACTTACAGGTGGAACTAGAGTGTTTATGGAAACTTCTGGAACAGATAATACTTATCTTTATATGTCTATCGTTATGGCAGAGGGAGAGATAAACGATATAGAGGAAATATTAGTAGATGATAAAGTGGTTACATTTGCATCTAGTTTTTCAGATAATACAGCAGTTGAAGTAGGTAGTGGAGATAGTAATTTTTATAAAGATTCAGAAAGTCTTATTAGAGTAGAGCCTCATTATGGAACAGATGGTCAATCAGCATCAACATTATTATCAACATTAAGTAATTGGGGAAGTAATCATAAACTATCTGGTTTATGTTATCTTGCACTTCGTTTTAAATGGAATCAAGACGCATTTACAGGAATACCAAAAGTACAAGCAAAGATTCAAGGTAAAAAAGTTGTAGCATACAATTCAGGTTTAGTTGCACAAACTGCTGCTTACTCTACTAATCCATCATGGTGCTTATTAGATTATTTAACTAATGCTAGATATGGAAAAGGATTAGCAGTAACTGAAATAGACTTACAAAGTTTTTATGATGCTTCATTAGTTTGTGAAACACAAGTAACACCATATTCAGGTGGTAGTGATATAAATATATTTGATATTAATACTGCAATAGATACATCAAGAAGTATTTTAGATAATGTTAGAGAGTTTTTAAAAGGTTGCAGAGGTTATCTTCCATATAATGCTGGTAAGTATAATTTAATTATAGAAACAACAGGAACAGCATCTATTACTTTAACAGAAGATAATATTATAGGTGGTTATTCATTATCTACACCAACAAAGAATGATAGATACAATAGAGTTATAGTTGGTTATGTTAATCCAGAACGTAATTATCAAGTTGATGAAGTACAATTTCCACCGATAGATGA